AACTGATCTAACTTCCGTGTCTTCGCTAAGCGTCCAGGCTCGTGTAAAACTCCGTTGAGCCACACCTTTGTGTACGTAGTTAGTTTCTGTTTCTTTATCTTCTTTTTGACCTTCGATAAAGAGTTTACCATCTTGTGTATATACATAGACTTCCTTTTTCTTAAAACCTGCTAGTGCAATCTCTAGTAATGATGTAACATTATTTACCGAAACGAGATTATATGGTGGATAATTTGACGTAGTTTCATGCAATGCAAATATCCTATCAAAATAATCTTCCATACCAATACTATTTCGAGTTATACGATCCAATAATTGATTGATATTGGCTGCATTATACCGTGTTAGGTCTCCCATTATAGTAGCTCCTTTAATAAGCGAGTTTGTGTTTTGTGGACCCCGAAGGCATCCAACACTAATTATAATAGAAAACATAAAAAAGGAGGTTCGGTAAACCTCCTTAATGTAGCGTATATTCCCTTCGTAGCGCGTGCCGCACGAAATCGACACACAACTATTTATCAAGATTCTGGTTCAACTGGCTTTTTCTTACCAATATTATATTTGGTTTCTAAAATCCACTCAGATTTTTCTTTATATGAAATAACTTTAATTTGATTCAATGGTGCAATATCGATAATTGATTCTTCATCTGCAACAGAAATTAAACCCCAATCAGATAAAAGTTTTACAATTCTATTGCGTCTTTGAACATCATTAACAGTTAAATTTGCATACTTTCCATCAAGCGCAAATAATTCTTTAAAATGAACAATAAAATATCTGCCTTGTTTATGAAGAATATGACAAGATTGATAAAGTTTTTTCTCTTTTCTAGAAGCAACTCCAATACGAGTCAATGTCTCCCGAACTTTAAGAAAATCATCAGGTTCATTTAAAAATATTTCAACCATTTTTTCGGCTGACCACTTGACTTCGGGTTCTTTAATTGTCACTTTTTGCCTCCTTTTTCGAGCCTATTTTTAATAAAATCAATTTGTTCTTTAGTCAGAATTTTTAAAGCTTGTTGAGCTTTTTCAGTATTGTATCCATAATATTCTTTAATTAAAGATAGGTTATCAATACTTTCTTTTTTGAGCCAAGGAGCAAACCGTTTCTTTTTTCTTAAGATATTTATATAAAAATCATATTGCAATTGTTTGTCTAAAAAATGATATTGATTCATTTCATTGGCAAACATAATGGAGTCAATATGTCCAGAAAGACATTTATTTATAATATATGGGGGATAAGATTTTATAACTTCAGGATCTTCTTCAGTTAAATTTTTCTTTGTAAAATTAATAGAGTTAAGCCAATCTTTTAGTTCCAATGTCGAATCACTCCTGAAATAATAAAACAATTAGTAATGAGATAAGAAAGGAATATAATAGTCCGTACAAAAACCACGTAGTTGTCATATCGGTAGGTTTTTTCATCACTAAAACTCCCCAAACTGTATTTCCATATACGAAAAAATTTATTCATTATCTATTAATCATCTCCATAGTATAACGAGTTGGTTTGAGATCTGAGACGATTACAGGGACCGCCCAGAGGGGTTCTACCTCTCCTCCACAGGTAAATACGTCAATCATGGCCTCACCCTTTTCTGGCCAGGTATGGATGGAAATATGAGACTCAGATAACATGATAATGATTGTTACTCCCTGAGGATCAAATTTTTTACAACAATGATCCAAAACTGTGGCTCCAGTTTCAATTGCAGCATCAAAAAGAAGTTTATACAGATTATCTAAATCATCAAGTTTTTGTCTATCTGCACCATACAAATTTAAAAGACAATGTTTATTCATCGTATAATATCAATCTCCATATTTTTATTCCAAGTTTCCAATTCTCTTCTCAATCTACCCTCAGACTTCAAAGACTCATAACGTTTTGAAGCTTTATTTTTCCACCAATTGACAAGATTATCCATATAAAACTTATCAAAATTAATTGGATTCTTAATAAGATCTTTTTGATCCCCATTGATAACTTCACGAACATTGGAGAATCCATAGTCAGAAAAATATGTTCTCTTTTGTTCTGTTACAGACTTTGCATTGTTGATAGCTGCATTAAAATCAATTAGTTTATCTTCACCCTTTAAAGAGTTTTTGATAATTTGTATCATTCTTTGTTGAGTCTTCAACTTGCGACTGGATGCATTGTCCTTAACAAGATTTTCATTGTTATTTCTATGAACAAACCACTTGTTCAAATCTTTGAATACTTTGTCATGAATCAAAGGAGTAAAATTACTTTCAGTAAGGCCCTTATAACGAAGATATGGTTTTAAACCATCATATTGGGATGAGGATTTAGTGGAACCATACAGGGATGTTGTCTCAAACAAACAAATATCAGAATTATACTTTGCATTTAATTGTTCTCTAGCTTCATGAGAACAACACATCAATGCAAGAAGTTTTCCTCCAAGATAATTAAATCCAAATGGTTGAGTTGGAACAATAATAAATCCCATAATCGCATGACGATTAAAGATTTTCAAATCTGGAACTTGACCAAGCCAATTATTTCTTGGTTTAGAATTAATTGTTGGGGATCCGAATCGGATAAATCCAACAATTTTTTTTGTATTCTTTTCCATAACAATCCATTTAAGACTTTTACCTGGAATACAATCTTCAATTGCATGAGACGTTGTAATTTGCAATCTCTCATTGAAGTATTCATTTGTAAATCCATTTTTTGATCCAGCTGAGTAAACACCAAATTCCATATCATTTGGATGTATATCAAAATCATCAAACATATCTTCTTCTGGTCCCATACCAGGAAGATATTTTGGCATGGATTGCATACGATCAAGTTTTACTGCACGAAGATATTCATCGATACGACCCATATTAGAGAAGTAATCTATGAATTGATCCGCTGCGTAATTTGCATCATGTAAATTTAATTGCATATCAAAGAATAAGTTTTTTTTCTTCTGGAGTTACTAGTTTACTCCCAAACATTTGATTATACTTTTGTTTTACGTCCTCTTGAACATTAACAATATAAACAACAAATTGTCTAGACAAAATAATGTCAGGTTCTTCAGGATCGATAACTGTAGCCCAAGGTGCAAATCCTACACCAGTTTTAGTAGGAAGAACTACAAGTCCATTTTTTACAGTAACTGTATCTTCGGTTTCAGAAACTAGTTCTGCAACAACTTCTTCACCAGTACTAATACGGAATAATTTTACGTCAATCATTTTTAATAAAATCTAGGTTTTTCAGTTTTATGAAGAAGAACTCCATCTACTTTAGATATGAGTTCAACCATTTGATTAGCAAGAATTCTATATCCAGTTCCAACATATATTTGACCAAGGACAACCGCTACTGTAGCAGAACCCCAGAAAATATAATAAAAACGGGACTTAACTTGCGCTTTTAATTTTGTTTCGTTTTTAGTCATTTTTTAAAAATTAATTACTTAAAGTTACACTCAACCATAATTTCAGTTAATGAAGCTAACAGATTTATTTCTTGATCGGCAACAAATGCAATCTGATATTGATATTTAGCCAAAATCAAAACAGCAGAAGCCAAAGAAGGACCATCAACTTCATTCGATAATGCATCATAAACTCTACGCATAATAACTGCACTATCATTATCCATATTATTAGTAACCCACTTGCGAACCGAAGAAAAATCTTTTTCCTTTAGGTTTCTAATAAGATCATTTACCTTTACATCTGAGAAAGTGGCAAGAATACCAGAATCAATTTTACCACCAGATGAATAACGTTGACATTCATTTAGTACACGTCTCCAATCTGGAAAATGTTTATTAATTAGTTCTGCAAGAACTTTTGGATCATATTCAACATTCTCAGTCTCAAGTATAGTCCTGATACGGTTAAAGAATTTTGATGCAAGGGAAGCTTTTTGTTGTCCTTTAATTGAAAATTCAACAACAGCACATCTAGAGTGGAGTGGTTCAATAATCCTATTTTTGTAGTTGCATGTAAAGATAAACCGACAGTTACCACTAAATTCCTCAGTAAAAGCACGTAAGAGGAGTTGTACATCATTAGTTGTATTGTCAGCCTCATCAATAATGATGACTTTGTGTTTTGCAGATGATGAAAGTGAAACGGTAGAAGCGAAATTTTTTGCATTGTTTCTAACAGTATCCAAAAATCTTCCTTCGTCAGATCCGTTGATAACGTAATAATCTACTCCAAGTTCATGACATAAAGCTTTTGCTACAGTAGTTTTACCACATCCAGCAGGACCTGAAAGAAGGAGGTTGGGAACTTCACCTCTATCTAAAAAATCTTGAAATGTTTTTTTGATATCATTTGGAAGAATACAATCTTCAATAGTTTTGGGTCTATATTTTTCAACCCAAAGAAATTCATTACGATTCATGATTAAAGTCTATAAGATTACAGTTGGAAACGATAACAGTTTTTCTGGTATCAGAAGTAATATTAGGCGATCTGTGGAGATAACGAGCTGGAAACAATATTATATCCCCTTCGGCAACATTACAAAAAAATCTTTCATGTGTATATTCATCTTTAAACTCTGTGCTATGTTCTGGACGATCCAACTCCAAATAATAGATTAATGCAATATCAGCATCTGGATGTTCATGCCAAGAATGTCTATTATTTCTAACATATTGTTGAAACCAAATATCACGAATTGCAAGGTCTTTTTTATATTTTCTAACACAAATTCCTCCAATATTTGTATTATAAGAAATAGCTTCAAAAAATATGTTAGCGTACAAACATTCATTCCGATTATTTTCTAGATAATAATCTGTTTTTGAGATAGTATCTCCAGTAAAACCACCTGTAATTTCTTTTCCTTCAGCTAAAGATATTGCACGTAAAAGTTTAAATTTAATTTTATTATGATTTTTTAATTTTGTTTTCCATATTTTTGATCGCATTCTTTGGACTGTCATAATTCTCTCTTCTATTTTTAATGTATTTTAAATCTTTCCAATACCAATAATGACAAACTAACAAAGTGTGATTTTTTTTATGGTGACTACCATTTTCTATATCTTTCTTATTACTAGTTCCTATTTCAATTGTAATATATTGATCATCTTTAAAGTAAATCCAACCCTCATGAGTTTTCCATTGAACATAGTCATCTATTTGTGGTATATAATTCACAATTCACACCCAATCTGGTTTTCTGGATGGGTAACGAAGATAATTAGTTGCAACCCAAGGTTTGCTGCTAATGTACATTTTGTAAGCAGTAATAGTGTCAATGCTTGTGTCATATTTAAATTCATCTGGCATTGCCCTCGCAAATGGTGTGACTTTATTTGTATTACCTTTTGGAAAAATACGTTGAGCTTGTTTTAGAGGATTTTCGCAAGAATGAATTTTTTCATATCTAACTGTATATTCTTCACAAAGACTTAATCCCCATTTAATCAACCAATATGCATTATCAATTGTTTGATTAGCCCATTTTGTACAAGGATGATTGCGGAAAGCACCTTTCTCAGTTTTATATGGAGTTCCATCAAGTTTAGATAAAGTTCCATATCCATGTCCCCATTTTTTAGATGCGACAATAGAGAGCATTTGACAACACTCTAGAGGCATCTTTACAATGTGTTTATCCGGAAGAACAAGTGCTGATTCCGCTGGAGATGGACTTGTTACGAAAATGTTCATAATGAGATTTATCGACTAATAATGAAACTGAGGATTCTTTAGATGTTACTTTAAAAAATCCTCCTTCTTCACAAATTACTAAACAGTCATTTTCAAATAAAATTTTGTCATCCATAAGATGAATCAGGCTCCAATGCAATATAGTATTTAATGGAGTCAGTTTTATGTGTAAATTCGGACAGTAGTTTGGAAGATACTACAACATCATAGTTCCCTGAGAATAATTTGATGTTTTCAACTTTGAAATTGAAACAAAACTTTTCTTGAGTCTCACCAACAACTTCAGTGTATTCATTTGAAGTGTCATTCTTTTTGTCTCTAACAACAAGTTTAACTACACCATTCTCACCAATACAAGAAAGATCTTGGACACCATAAACAGAAGAAGCTTTCATAAGTTTATCGTGTACAGATGAGTTATATACGAAACAAACATCCTTGGAAGGAAGTTCAATACTTTTTTCTGGTGGTGATACAATGACAGCAGGATCTGCAAAGAACCAACGACCACGACTATGACCTTCTTTCCAAGTCAGATAAGATTCATTGGAAAAATCTAGATCTGGTGATTTATGCAATGAAAGTGCATTTAGAAATGCGTTCAAATCATAAATGGCAAAATCAATGGGAAATTCTTCTTGAATCTCAGCTTCTGCAAGAATATTTTTCATTACAGAAATAGTACGAAGAGTATTTCCCTCTTTGATTAGGATGGATTGATTAATGTTTGCAAAGTTTTTGAGGAGGGAAATAGTCTTATCAGAAAGTTTCATAATTACCTTTGTGTTGTTTGTGTAGTCCAGAGAAATGATAGAGAAGGATGCAATAGTGAATTGCTTTTAGAATGTCTTGTTTAGACTTTCCACCCTTCTTACCAAATCGAGAGAGATACTTGATAGCATTTGATCGACAGAATGGTTCTGCGTCACCAATACTTTCAATTAGATCAAGTGTTTGAGTTTTACTATCTTTAGAAGTATAGTGTGCATTGTAAGTTTGTGATAGATACTCACGAACTTCTTTCATGGTCAAATCTTCTTCATACTTCCAAAAACCATTCTTAGAAGTACTTTCAAGATTTAGATCAATTGAACCATTACTAGAACTTTCAATATCACTATTTCCCCAAGGGGACATCCCATCATTTACTTTAAAATCAATTTTATCGTTATTCATAGATGATTGTGGTTTAATATATTCATCAATATTAGTAGACTGATCTGTTGGTGGTAAATCATTTGACTTTGGCCAAACAAACCCATCAGCAGTTAACTCATATTCAGGATCATCTCCTCTTTCAATTTGTTTAATTCTGTCCACATAATTTCGTTCGTCATCCGGTGTCATCATTTCGTCATACAGTAAAGACCAAGAATTCATATTGGGAGGCATAAAAACCTCCCAGAATTATATCAAATAACTTCAGTCATGTCAACATCACAATCAATCTTGTCATACAGTTCCATGAAAGACTGTTTGGTTTCATCATCAAAACGATTAACACAAACATTGATAGACTTCATTTTATCACCAAAGATACTGTAAGCTCGAATGATATGAACCAAACGTCGAGTAGAAATAATTTCATCAACGCCACCATCAAAGAAGGTTTTACGAATTACATCTCCCCAATCAACCAATCGTTTGCAAAAATCACGATCTTCTACACCAAGATCCAAAGCAATACCTTCCAAAATACGTTGTTCGATAGCTGGAGTTGGATATTGTTGATCAAAAGTTACGGGAAATCTCTCAAGAAAAGCTTCGTTGAGAACATTAGTTCCAATAAATCTTCCATCATCAGAACCTTTACCTTTTGTGTTTGCTGTTGCAAAAACATTGAAACCCTTTGATGGAATGATATGTTTACCAATTTTTTTAAGGAAAACACCCTTACCTTCAAGAACAGACTGAAGACATAGAATCTTGTTAGAGGCAAGATCAATCTCATCAAGAAGCAATACAGCACCCCTTTGCATAGCTTCAACTACAGGACCATTGTGCCAAACAGTTTCACCATTAACCAAACGGAAACCACCGATTAGATCATCTTCATCAGTCTCAATCGTAATGTTTACCCGAATAAGTTCTCGACCAAGTTGAGCACAAGCTTGTTCAACTGAAAAAGTTTTACCATTACCGGAGAGTCCAGTAATGAACGTCGGATAGAATAGACCGGCTTTAATAATTTTTTTAACGTCACCAAAATTACCAAACTGGACGAAGGTATCATCTTTTTGAGGAATAAGATTTTCAGATTCTCTTTCCGAAATAATATCAGGGCTGGATTGATAGGTTTTTTCCATTTGTTCCCTAACAGTAAGATCCCACTTTCCCCGAGAAGTTTTATATTCGTTCAGTTTATTTGTAATAGTTTGATATCCATGGTTATTCATATTACACCAACCACGAATATCAGCGGATGTTACTTTATTACCATAAAGAGATTGGAGAGAAGTCCGAATGTATTCAATGGAAATGGACATGTGTTTGTTTGAACTGAAGTTATTATAGAGTATGGATAGTCGTTTTAGATGCGACTGTGGACAGTTATTAAACTGGTCTATGCGACCAGTTCAACAAATTCGGTCAGAATTTTTTTATTCATTTTTTTTGATTTTAAAGATTTTTGAAATGCATTTTTAATTTGAACTTTACTTGCATTTTTAGAAACCTCAAATTCGGAATCATTTATAAGAGCATTTGTTGAAAGCATAAAGTAAGCGTTATATCCAGAATTGTAAAACACTGCTGACTTTTGTTTTTTCCAAGTATTCGCGGCTTTTACAGATTGTTCATCGTATCCATTATAGATTCGATTTATTCTACTAAAATCAGATCCACTAAGAATACGAATACCAATAAAATTAGTATCTGTAAAAGTTTGTCTAAGATCTTTCAACATCATATCAGTGAACTCAAAAGAACTACTTGGAATTTTATAAACATATCCAGTTTTACGATTGCGATAAAAAGAATTTAAAGTCAATCTCCAAGGACGAATATCTTCTTGTCCATCATAAAATTTTTTAACTTTTTTCATAGTTGAAAGTTGACCACCTTCACCATCAGTAAGAACTACACATTGAACTTTTTGGATCTTATGCTTATCCTTAAATTGTGGGATAACTTTATGCAATGAAAGTAAAGTTTCATTCAAAGGAGTTCCGCCAAGGCCTAAACGATGGAATGGAGAATAACAACAGTAATATCGCATTGCTGAAACATTTCTCCAAACGTTTAACATTTGTTTTTCAAGAACATTATTCTTTTTACCACTAGTTAAAAGATTAATTAAACAAACATCATCAGAAACATAGAACTTACCTACCTCAAGTTTATGATGTGGTTTGGGATAGATACTTTTACCATTATCATCATATTCAACACATTTATATGCATTAGAAAATGCATACACATCAAAAGGAATTTTTACTTTTTGGCAAAACCAAACAAGATTATAAAGTTGTTTGATTGTATCCATCAAACAAGTACTCATAGATCCAGACCAATCAAGAATAAAAATTAGCCCATGATTTTTACCATCAGGAATAATACTTACTTTTTTAAAAAGATCTTCGTTGTACTTATAAGTATGAAGTTTTGATGTATCAAGAATACCGGTACGTGAAGTAAAAGATCGTGCATAAGCATCGGCTGATTTTTTACATTCAAATTCTTTTACAAGATAGTTTACTTCTTTTTGTGCAGATTTTTTAAATTCTTTATATTTTGAATCCGTAAATTCAAATATATTATTTTGATCATCATTGATTACATTGAAATAATCATTAATTTGATCATGGATGACTTCATTAGAAATGATGAAATTATTCAGATCAATATCAGGAGATTCAATATATTGAGTCTCTTCTCCCATAAGATCATTAAGATCTTTCAATTTTTTATCAAGAGAATCCATCGTTTCAACTTTGGGTTCATTAGCTAATTCACGTTGTTGTGCTTCATCTAACATTTCATCAAGAGTCATTTCTTGACCATCTGATTCTTCATCGGTTTGATCAAAATCTTCTTGATTATCATCACCCTCTTCAGAACTTTGTTCACTATTTCCATCAAGTTCCCCAGAAGAAGAGTTTTGACTTTCTACGGAGTTACTATTAGATTGATTTTTTTGTTCTTCCAATTCATCTTTACAATATTTGTAAAGTTTTTCTGCAGCAATTAAAACTTCATCAAATGTTTCTGCATTTGCAATTTCTTTAACAATATCAATTTCTTTAGAACTAAAATTGATATTTACAAAATTACCAATTTTAAAGTATAGATTTACTTTATCTGCAAGACCGTATTCATTAACACCTTTTTCTTTGATTGAAAAGAAATCATCATTATTTAACTCTTCATATCCACGATAAAAAGTTTTGGAAAGTCCTCCATATTTACGTTTCATCATTTTTTCAATTCGCACATCCTCAACAATATTGACAAACATTGGATTGATCTTTAATTTTTCAGTCCAATCAATATTCGGAGTAAACAATGCATGGCCAACTTCATGAGCTACAAGGAGATCATAAACATGATTTGAAGCTTTTTCCCACATCGGAAGAGTCAAAACTCTCGTTTCTACGTTAAAACAAGCTGTTTCAACCTTTTTATTTTCAACAATAAGATCTTCGGTAGCAAGAAGTTTTGCAAGTTGAGACTTGATTTCGTAGTTGATGGTCATAGGTCTCTTATTTAACTGAAGTCATTATACGAAAAAACCCCTCCTTTCGGAGAGGTCATGTACCTCTTTTTAAACTGGGCCAATCTTTTACGGGCCTGTCTCATTGCTTGAGGTTTAAGTTTTCTTTTTTGATCCTTTTTAGAATGATGTTGCCAATTAGGTAGTTTCATTGGTTTCGGATGTTTTGTTAAATCCAAAGGGTCCTGCTGATTTTTCTTCTAGTGCTACTTTTAGTGCAACACCACCAATAGCTTCCATACACCTAAGAATATCTTCTGTCTTAGCACCTTCGCCAAGTTCTTTGGCAACGTACCAATATTTAGGCCAAAATGTTTCACCTGCCTTCTGATAATCATCTAATGTTAGTAATTTCATTTTCCAACTCCATAGTCAGATGCTTGTGTTTCAATATTTTGTTTAATTGTTTTGTGAAGTTTTTCTAATGCTTTTTTTGTTTCTTCAGTTTCTTCCCACTCAAAGGTATCACCTTTATTATTTTTAATAGATTTTTTAGTCATTTTTTATACCATCCATTACTTTTTGCAAATTACTAGCTCTCCCTTTATAATAATCAATTTTTTCAGAAAGAACATCTAAAATATCATCTACAATGACATCGGGTTTTACATCATCATCAAAGTAAGTTTTAATTGCTTCCGCCAAATATCGGCGGCGGTTCCATTCAACACTATATGGTCTATAGTTCATAACAAAAAAATTTTATTATTTGCACTTTACTATATCATTTTAAATTTGGCAAGGCTATTTAATGATTCCATTATCTTTCATATAGTGTAATGTATCTTTCAATCCTCCAATATGTTTATACCCAATAGAAACTTGTGGATACTCTGCTTCATCACCAAATTCGGAAATAAAAGATTTTTGAGTAAAATGTTGATCTAATTTATATTCTTGTACTTGCACTTTGAGTGTTTCTAAAAGTGTTCT